TAATTACAGTTGTTTTTGTCTAAGTCTGCTGGCATGTCTTTTGTAAACCAAATCCAAGAAGATATTTTAGTTCCTTCCTGAGTATAGGTACATTTTTTGCCTACTGAGCAGGCGCTCAAGGCAAATAATAAAGCCAAAATCAGAAATAATTTATTCATAATTCTCCTTGTTTAATTTAACTGTGTATTCATATGTTGCCTGTTCTGCGTCTTGTTGTTCATCTAGCTGGCAGCATTCTCCAGATTTTTCTTTTTCTTCAGTATGTGTTTTACAGCATTTTGTTTTATCTATTGACATACTTCACATTCCTCCATGTCATGTTCGCATGTTAAACAAGAGCATAAACCATACATATCGCCGTGTTCTTTTACATTACAGTGACAGTTACAATTACAATGTTTACACCTATTCTTTTCCATAAAATTTTTTACCAATATAATCCAGATGTCTTTTAACTTTAATCTTTGAGATTATCTGTTTTATTTTCCACACTAGTTTTCTCATCATGTGTCTCCTCAATGTTATAGAAGAATCTATCTGAATCTTCTGTTTTCCATTTGCCAGTATCTTCTACATTCCATTCTGAAGTCTGGACTTTCCAATCGTATGGAACTTCATCCTTAACAGTAAATGAAGGAATGCTCCATATGATTCGATTGTTTGGCTGAGCCGCATAATTGCCGTCTTCCAACGCTATTATGTGTGCGCACTTGTGTTCGTGCGGAATTTCGGAATGATCCGTATCTACTATATTACTCTCTGGGTGGGCCCAGTCAACTGTAAAAAGATAGGCACCAGGGTGCCACTGTTTGTCTTTACCAATATATTTTCCTGATTGTCCATCTAGGATATCATAAGAAGAAACAGCAGGATAGTAACTAAAGCAATTCCATAGCTCCAGCTCATCAAGTCTATATCGAGGAACTTGATCCTCCTTAAATCCTCTTTGAATGAATGCTGATATAGGGAGGCGGTAAAAGACCGCACCATTCTCCATAATAGCGTGAAAGAGTATAGGACGTCCTGTAATCGATGCCAACCCAAATATAATACAATCCTCCACCTCTCCATGGTGGGCTTTAAGGTCATAGAGATATTCTCTCCTGATCTGTGCATAAGTCACAGGAATGTTTGCGTTTAGGTAAGCCATCTCTCATAAAATTCTTAGGTTGCTAAAAAATAAATGGCAATGACTACTATCACTATAATGATAGATGTCTGTGGATGAGCTTTTGCCCATTTCCAAACTTGTTTAACTTTTTCCATAGTTTCCTCCTATTATTTTAATATTACCAATAATACACTAATGATTGCTATACTAATTATAATCTTAAACGTATGATAGCTCCATAGATGTCTCATTTCATCTATAATTTTATTCACATTTCCTCCTATTAATTTAAAAGAAGTTTTTATCAATATCTTCTTCATCCTCTTTATTGATACTACCCCAGTTTTCTCCGCTTTCATAGTCTACTTTATTGGGGATTTCAAGAAGAACTGACTCCTCCATTATCTTTTTAACCTTATCAGCTTGCTTTTCATCTGTAATTGAAACATTTAATTCATCATGAACTTGCACCATGGGAAGTATGCCTTCTTTATATAAATTTATCATAGCTTTTTTGGTCATGTCAGCAGCACTTCCCTGAATGAGTCTATTTAAAGCTTTGTAGGTAAAAGCTCTTCTAATATTAGCTGCTCCATTTTCATCGGACGCTTCTTTCCAAGTATCATAAAACTCTCTTCTGTTCCAATCTTTTGGTTCCCATTTATCAAATCTGCAAAGTCTTCCTCCTATGGTTCGAATACGTCCTGCAGTTTGAGCTCTATTCATAGTTTGTTTCATCAATTGTTTTACAAAAGGAACTTTATGATGATAGTTGTCTATTAATTTTTTAGCTTCTTCCTCACTATTAATTCCTAATTGATCTTGTAATTTTGCTACACCCATACCATAAAATAAACCAAGGTTAATAGTTTTAGCTTGTTTTCTCTCAATGCCCGCTATTGTTGATACTATTTTATGAAAATCAGTGGAAGGATCATTCTGAAAAGCTTTGGCCATTGTATCTACGCCGATAATTCCAGGTGTGCGTAAAGCAAAATGAACCACAAGACGTGGTTCTTGTTGAGAATAATCAAAACAACCCCATTTTTCTTCGTCTGAATTAGGTGAAAATATAGAGCGTATCGCAGTTCCATATTCGTTATAGTTAGGAAGCTGTTGAAGATTAGGATGAGAATAACTTAATCTTCCTGTTAGTGTACCTCCTTGATCTCCTCTTAATTGATTAATATCCGCGTGTATTCTTCCTTTAACAACATAATTTTTAAGAGTTTCTATAAAAGTATTTCTTAATTTATCCATTTGGCGAGCAGTGGCAATGTTTCTAATAAGTCTGTGAGGATGATTGGACAAATAATTCTTGGTAAAAGACGGAGCTTTTGTTTTTTCAGTTTTTTTAATATCTCTAATATCTAATTTTTCACAAACTTTAGCAATACTACGAGCGGCCCATACTTCAGGAAAGATTCCTGTCTTTTTTTGAACAGAGTTCAAACAATCATCGTAAGTTTTTTTAAATTTTTTTTCTATAACTTCGACTTGATCTTCACTAATTCTTACCCCTTTCCACTTCATATCTATCAAGCAAGGTAAAACATCGGTTTCTAATTCAACAATTGAATCTAAATTTTGTGCAGTAATTTCTTTTTTAAATTCTTGCCATAGTGCTAAAGTGATTTCAGCGTCTCGTTCAGCATAATTTCCTACAAAGGGAGCAGGTAATTTATACATTTCAGCTTTAGGATCTATTCCCCATTCTTTAGCTGCTTTTTGTAGAGCAGTTTCATCTTTTCCTACGCCGGTGTATTCTTTAGCGACGGAATTTAAATCATATTTGAATTTATTCTCATTGACAAGTGAAGCCATAATCATTGTATCTATAATAGTTCCGTGGATCGTGAGCCCTAGACGGCGGATCCATAAGACATCGTACATGGCATTGTGAAATATTTTTAAGGCAGGGGTTTTTAAGACATCTGTGAACCATTTAAGAACCTGCCTGCGGTCCATGTTTCCTCCGCCCTCATGAGCAATAGGAAAGTATCCGCACCAGTTTTTTACTGCTACTGCTATTCCTACTACGTTTCCTCCTCCACGCGTGGAACAAGAGCCTTTTTTTGTCAGATCTGGATCTTTTGTTTCTAGGTCGATTGCAATTTCGTCATATTTAGATAAATCTGGAAATTCTGTGGGTGTGCACCATTCTGAGTTAGCTTTAAAAAGCGGAAATTGCATTATTTATAATCCCTTTCAATTATCATATCGATAAAATGTTTAGCTTTTTCCAAGTCTTCCTTTCCTCCTTTATATGGATGTCTACAGATATATTTAATAACACTTCCTTCAGGGAATAGCAACTTGTTTTCAATCACAAACTTGCTCGGCTGGATTTTCATCTTACGATAATGTGTTCCTCCTATTTGTTTATTATACACACTCATGAAATCTCCAACAGCATTAAACAAAATAAAAAAGTATATAGACAGATAACTGTTATCGTTGTGATATTTTTCATAAATTTCCAAAAGGAAAATAGTGTTCCGATTTAGTCGCTTTCAAAGGTTCAAATAAGTAAAGTTCATGCTTAGCCCTTGTAATCGCTACATAAGCTACTCGAAGTTCTTCATCAATTTGCTGAGGAGTTCCGGCCAAATAATTTTTCCAAGAAGGCCACGTCCAAATAGTATTCATCACTACGATATCTCTCTCCATTCCTTTGATCCCGTGGATGGTGGAAACCAGGATATCGGTTTTAGTAAATGTAGGGTCTAAATCATAAGCTATTTTTAAATAATTGTTATAGTCTTCGGGACTGTCATAGAGGGCGTTAGGTTTTTTATGGGTTTTAACTCGATCACTTGAAAATTTACATACATCAAACCAATCTTTATGAATGTCCGCTAACACATGATATTTTTTCTGGAGTTCTTGAAAAGTAAATTTATTGTCTGGATTTTTAAAAGCTTCAGGACAAAGATTAGTATCCATCAATGCTCCTTTTTTTCCATAGGTAATTAAATCTTCTTTGAAATGTGAGATTAAGTTTTGAACAGATCTTCCTTCCAAGCCCGCCCCTTGCTGCAACAACCGCCAGTCTCCGATAGTTTTAATTACTTTATCACTCACGCTTGATATAAATTTTTTCCCATGCATATCATTTCCTTTTTGTTTCCACACCAAACCTCTATCCTTTAGATAACGAACAAAAGGGTGCCACTTGTTGGAACTTCGGGCACACATAATCATATTGGCTCCCACCTTGATTTTATCTTCTATTTCATCAAGCGACGTAATGGTATCAAGAATACCTTCTTCTTTTGCTTTTTCAGGGCTGCATTCGTAATCATTTCCCAAACGAGTTTCAATATTATTAACCACTCGACGTGCTAGAGTATAAATTTTTTTTGGTAATCGATGAGTGTAGGGAAGAATTATTTTTTTTACACATGGCCATTTTTGAAATATTCTAATATCACATCCTTTCCAATGGTAAATAGCTTGATCATCATCTCCAGCCATGTAAAATTCTTCTGATTTTTTTGCCAATTTGGCGATTACTTTCCATTCTAATTTTGAAAGATCCTGAACTTCATCCACCATTAAAATTTTATACGAAGGAAAAATAATATCTGAATGAAGAGCTTTGTGAAGCATGTCTTCAAAATCAATAAGGTTATTTTGTTTTTTAAATTTAGTGTATAAATGATAGTAACGCGTGATTTCATCTTCACGTATCTTATCGAAGCCATGACTCTGATTTAAATTATAATAATTAATTAAACCTTTAAGATCATTACTCATATTGTGCCGAGCCAGGCCGATCAGTTGTAATATTAAACCTAATTTTTTATCTTCTCCTTCTGTCCATACCGCAAATTCTTCTTTATCTTCTGTGTCATCAAGAGTCGTATTTATTTTTACCCAATTTTCTGGGTCGATTTTAATTTTTTTCTTAAATTCTTTTTTATGACTTGAAGTAAAGACTTCCCAATCTTTAAGTTTATCCATGCAGTAAGAATGAATAGTTTTAATACTTTTTTGTTGGTCCTCTGAGAAATTTAATTCATCTTTACAGCGTTCTCGTAAATGAAAAACGGTCGCTCGGGCAAAAGCTACCATTGCAACCCGATCATGTTTTAATCCACCATTAAATTGAGTTTTCAAAACCTTTAAAAGTTCTGTAGTTTTTCCGCACCCTGGACCCCCAATAATTTTAATTCGTGGTTTATAAAATTTGTCCATTAGTAAGGGCTCTCTTCTTCACCAGGAGTAAAATCCATGTCATCTTGTTCTACGGTTTCTCGCTTTATGATTTCTACATCAACGACATAAACCCATTTCTTAATGTTTGCGTCCACATGAAATTTTTCTCGAGAGAGTCCACCCATCTTTTTTAACATTTGATGAGTAAGATCTTTAGTAATTTCCCAGTCGTTGTTTCTGAGAAATTTATAAAAAGGATCAAATGTAAATTTAACTTTTCCTTCTTCTCCATGATAAGGCCTCCCAAATAAAACTTGTTTTTTATTTGTAGTTTTCCTAAGATTAAAACAAAAAGTTTGTATCAGAGCTTTGAGTTGAGTAATGGGTTGACTTTCTTCAGGAGCATCAATAGGAGTTGCTTTTATTTGAAGGTTTCTAATTTGTAAATCCCAGTTCTTTGTTTTAGGAGGAGTTTTACTTGTTTGTTCTGTTGCTGCTTCTCTTGCTAAATCCTGTTTTACTAATTCCTTGGAATATAATCTAACTTCTTCCCCATTAAAACCAAGATACCAAATTTTAGGTGTAGATTTAACATAAGATAAAGGCCCTAGAACTAGTTCATTTGTTGCTGCTCCACCAACTCCAAATTTTCTCAGAATACATTTAGGTTTATCACAATGAGGATGTAACCAATCTTCCCCACATCTATATGGATAATCTTTTTTGTCTCTTGAATTAATCACCGTAGTTACTTCGTTGTAAGGAAGACCTTTTCCTTTGGGTTCAAGAAATTTTTTATTATATTCTCCTACTTTATCTTTCCAATCTTCAGGATATCTTAATTTAATATAACGAGTCATATCTAAAAGAGTTTCATTTCGATCCCCTTTTTCTACTCCAAAACTAGCTAAAGCTTGAAAACAAGGAGGACCATCTTTAAACCAATCACCTGACTCTCCTTCATCAATATTTGATTTTAGTTTTTTTAATTGAGCCGGAGTAATTTTCTTCTTTTCGTATATTTCAAAAAATTCCTCTAATGTAGCTTTACTCCCGTCTTCTTTAATCATATATCGTTGAGTGTTTGAGGCGTTATGATAGGGAAGATTAATCCAGCTACCTGCCGAACCTTTTTCTAAATTTAAATATTTTTGAACTGGAAAGATTTTATCTGGCTGTTCGACTCCAAAAATATTTTTAATTGAATGTAATTTGTCTCTCATTAGTAAAGCGGGAACTTCTTCAGTTAAGAAAATATAAAGATGTATTCCTCCACTTTTTGATCTAAAGGGAATTGTAGAAACATTTAAACTTTTTAATTTTTTAAATAATTCTGGTATGGAAGGTTTATAATTGTCTAAGTCCATAGCTCCCCATCGACATTTACTATCTTTATTAATAGGGCAAAGACCTAAACTATCTGCTTCAATAGAGCCTTTATTAGTTTTAACTTTAAATTTTTTACCTTCAAGGTGGGCTTGCCACATTTCTATAGTGTGACCATAACTAGAAGTTTTGGAGACGCCAGATCGTTTGATCTCTTCACCATTATAATCAGCAATATGATAACCAAAGCGCTCTTCGAGCCCACTAAAAATTTTTCTGAATCTTTCTACTTTATCCATAATTTTACGGGGCGGTTTAACGCTAGCGCCACCGCCCCTATATTCCTCCTAGAAGGAAATTGTTAAAATGGTGCGTCTTTGGATTCGTCAGTTCCATGTTTAACGT